GCCGAATGACACGCAATTAGCTGATAGCGCGTTGAGTTACGCCGAGCCGCCCGGAGCGGCGAAGCTTTGGGAAGTAGCAAAGGAGTCCCCTTATGGGCGGTTGGCTGACGGGCGGAATGCCCGCTTTTACTAGTGTTTCGGGCATCGAGACAATCGAGGTTGACACGAATTTGGCGGGCGGCGCCGCACCACAGTCCGTTGGACTGAACTTGAACCAGCTGGCCCCGCGCAATAAGCCGCGCAATCTCTTGGACTGCGGCGACTTCACAACCAATCCTTGGCAGCGCGGCACCTCATTCACCGGCATTACGAGCACTGGCACCTACACTGCAGACCGCTGGTTTGCCGTGGGTGGCGGGTCTTCGTCTATTTCGGTTTCGCGCCAAGCCATCACAAACGGCGTTCTGCCGCGTTTCGGCTACGCGCTGCAGTTTGGGCGCGCGGCGGCCAATGCCGACGTTGCAGCAATCAAGCTCGGCCAGATTATCGAGACGTCAGATTCAATCCGGCTCCAAGGCACTACGGCGGTTCTTTCGGTCTGGCTATCGGCCGGCGCCAACTTCTCCGCGGCTGGCGGCGTTGTTACCGCTACCGTCTACGGCGGAACCGGCGTGAATCAGAGCCTCGCGAATCTGCTCGCCGGAACTTGGACCAATCAGGTGACGCTGTTTAGCGGTACGCTGACGGTGACAAATACCGCGTTCGGCCCGCGCTTTGTCCTGAACAACCCTGACAGCAAGGGCATTGCGCAGGGCATCAGCATCCCCACCACGATTACGCAGCTCGCCGTCGTGTTCTCCTACGTTCCGGCCGGCACTGCGGGCGCTAATGACTGGCTGCAGTTCGCAGGCTTGCAGCTTGAGGTTGGCACCAATCCATCCATGTTCGAGCACCAGGACGCACAACTTGCGATTGCGCAGGCGCAGCGCTTTTGCAAGCAGTTGAACGAGCCCGCAGCTACCGCGATCGTTGGTACCGGTCTCAATACGAGTACCACGACTCAGGCGCTCCTCGTCCCCTTCGACACGTCGCAGATGATTAAGGCCCCGACCGTGTCGGTTAGCGCTGGCTCGTTTACAACCAACCAGGCGGGCTCGGCTACGGCTACGACTATCACGGCCGGCTCCGCGCACGGCCCCGCAGGTCTGACTATCCTAGGCAGCAGCAGCGGCGTGGCGGGCCAGGGTACCGTTCTAACGGGCGGCGGCGGCGCGGGCTATATCAGGGCCGACGCCGAGTTCTAGGCAGACTTGGGAGAGCTGCTTAATGGCCCGCGCACGTAGGCTACAAGCTGAAAACGGAAAAGCGCCTGAGCCCCTAGGAGCTCCGGTGCCCCCTTTGGCGCGGGCTTCTCCCCCCGTGCCTGCGTCTGCGCTGCCCGCGACGACGGCGCAGACGCCCAAAGCCCAGAGCAAGCCGAGGGTACGCTCTACCAAGTACACGCCGGAACTGGGGGCCGAAATTTGCGAAAGGCTAGCGGACGGCGAGTCATTGGAAGCGATTTGCAGCGACGCGCACATGCCATCCGAGGCTGCGGTGCGTAGCTGGTCCTTGGACCCGGAGCACCCGATTTGCGAGCGCTACGCGGCGGCCAGGCGCGTCGGCTATATGCGCATGGCGGACGAGATTTTGGCGATAGCCGATGACACCGAGCGGGATGCGGTGCAAGCGCGGCTAGCCGTGGACACACGCAAATGGCTGCTCTGCAAGTGCCTGCCTAAAGTGTTCGGAGATAAGATCGTACAGGAGCACACGGGCAAAGATGGCGCGGCAATTCAGCAAGTTGTAAGAATCGAGCGCGTCATTGTCGACCCTAAAAATCCCCACAGCTAGGGTCTTCGCCCCCCTGCTCGCCCCCGCGCGTTATAAAGGCGCATACGGCGGCCGGTCTTCGGGCAAAAGCCACTTCTTTGCCGAGCACCTCGTGGAGGACAGCCTCGTGGAGCGCGGTTTGTTTTCCGTGTGCCTCCGCGAGGTCCAGAAAGACCTAAAGCATTCTTCGAAGCGGCTCATAGAGGGCAAGCTGGCCCGCTTGGGCTTGGGAGAAGCTGACGGCTTCAAGGTCTTCAAGGAAAACATTTCGACGCCGGGCGACGGCCTTATCATCTTCCAAGGCATGTCGGACCACACGGCCGAATCCATCAAATCGCTCGAAGGCGTTAAGCGCGCGTGGTTTGATGAAGCCCAGGCCGCGTCCAAGCGCTCGCTAGAGCTGTTGCGGCCTACGATCCGCGCCGAGGGGTCGGAGCTTTGGTTTTCTTGGAACCCCAGGCGCAAAAACGATCCTATCGACTTGCTGCTGCGCGGTGAAAAGCCCCCGACGGGTGCGGTTGTAGTCAAGGCCAATTGGCGGGACAATCCGTGGCTTACGCCCGAGATTGAGCGCGAGCGCCTTGACTGCCTAGACGGGCCGGACGCGGACAACTACGGCCATATCTGGGAGGGCGAGTACGCGACGGCGGTGAGCGGCGCATACTATGCCAAGAGCTTAGCTGCCGCGAAAGCCGCTGGCCGTATAGGGCGCGTTGCCGCAGACCCGCTGATGACGATCCGGGCTATTTGGGATATCGGCGGCACGGGCGCGAAGGCGGACGCGTGTGCGATCTGGATTTGCCAATTCGTCGGGCGCGAAATCCGCGTCTTGGACTATTACGAGGCGCAGGGCCAAGAGCTGGCCGCGCATATAGCCTGGCTGCGGGATAACGGCTACGGAAACGCTCTTTGCGTTCTCCCCCATGACGGTGCCACGCACGACCGCGTTTTTAACGTCTCGTATGACAGCGCGCTGCGCCAAGCAGGCTTCAAAACCCTTGTAGTGCCAAACCAGGGGCCGGGCGCGGCTATGCTGCGCGTCGAAGCCACGCGCCGGCTGTTCCCCTCGATATGGTTCAACGCTGACACAACGGCGTTGGGCATTGAGACACTGAGCGGCTACGCGCCCAAGTTCGATGTGAAACGCGGAATCGACCTGGGGCCAAATCATGACGAATTCAGCCATGGGTCCGACGCCTTCGGGCTAATGGCAATCAGCTACACGACGGCGGACAAAAAGCAAACGATCAAAACGGGCAAGTGTGCGCCGGCATCCGGCCGCACCGGGGCATGGATGGGCTGATATGGGTGAAGAAAAAGCGAAGGCCGCTGACAACGAAGCCATTTTGAAGGAAGCCAAAGAGCGCTTTGCGCGTTGCGAATCCTGGGAGTCTCACGCCCGCAGCCTGGCCGCCGAGGACGACAAGTTTTTCAACGGCGATTCGGACAACCTGTACCAATGGCCGAGCGAGATTTCAAGGCTGCGCGAACTGGACGCTAAGCCGATTCTGACAATCAACAAGACGCGGCAGCACTGCTTGCAAATCGAGAATGACGCCAAGCAAAACACGCCGGGCATTGTTGTGCATCCGACGTCGGGCGAGGCGAGCTATGAGGCCGCCCAAGTCTTTGAGGACCTTATCCGGCACATCGAAACGCAGTCTCACGCCAAAAACACTTACGACCGCGCGACAGAGCACCAGGTGCGCCGGGGGTACGGCGCTTGGCGCGTCGTTACGGAGTATCGGGACGCGGACACCTTCGACCAAGAGATCCGCATTCGGTCTATCGCGGACCCGAACACGGTATATTTCGATCCGGACGCGATTGAGTTGGACAAGTCAGACAGCCGTTTCGCGTTCGTCTTCGATGACATGGCGAAGGATAAGTTCAAAACGGATTACCCCGGCCGGGAAGACGTGCTCATCGGCTCCCCGTCTATCAATTACGGGGGCTGGCTAGGCGACAAGCATATTCGCGTTGCGGAATACTGGCGCGTCCGGCAAGTCGCGGACAAGCTGCTTTCGTGGATTTCGAAGGACACGGGCGAGCGCGTCACTGTCCGCAAGTCCAAAATGTCTCCGGAGCTTTGGAAGCAAATCAAAGCCGATGACGATTCGACGTTCAAAGAGCGCGACGCGCACGACCGCATTGTTGAATGCTTCAAGATCGCGGGCGACGAAATCATAGAGCGCGAGGCGTGGGCTGGCGACTGGATACCCCTTGTCCCCGTCATTGGCGAGGAAGTTGTCATTGAGCACCAGATGGACCGCCGGGGCCACGTGCGGCACATGAAGGACGCGCAGCGCATCTACAACTACATGACCTCGGCGAATGTCGAGACGACGGCGCTGCAGACGAAGACTCCGTTCAAGGGGCCGGCCGAGGCGTTCGAGGGGTATGAAAACGAATGGGGCCGGGCAAACCGCGAGAACCTAGCGTACCTGCCCTACAACGCCTACAATGAGCAGGGCCAGCCGCTGCCCCCGCCCGAGCGCGAAAGTCCTCCCGTGGCGTCTGAGGCCATCCTGCGCGGCCTCGAAATCGCACAGAACGAAATGATGATGTCGTCCGGGCAATTTCAGAGCCAGATGGGCGAGAATGAGAACGCCAAGAGCGGCAAGGCGATAGCCGAGCGGCAGCGCCAGGGCGATAACGCCACTTACCACTACGTGGACCACTTGGCGATCGCGCTCCGGCACACTGGGCGGATTCTTGTGGACTTGATACCCAAGATTTACGACACGAAGCGCGTTTTGCTAGTGCGCGGCCAGGACGCGTCCGAGAAAACGATTACCATCGATCCCGAGCAGCAACAGGCCGTCCAGGGCCAGATAAGCAAGCAAGAGGCCGCCGCGCAGCTCATTTTCAATCCGAATGTCGGCAAGTATTCCGTCGAAATCGACCCCGGCCCGAGCTATTCCACCAAGCGCCAAGAGGCCTGGAACGCAATAAGTCAGATCCTCACCATGAATCAAGGGCTCACTTCGGTCATTGGTGATATCCTGTTTCGTAACGCTGACTTCCCCGGCGCTGACGAAATCGCCGAGCGCCTGCGCCGCACGATCAATCCGAGTTTCCTGGGCGAGGCTCCGCCTCCGCAAGTCCAGGCGATGCTACAGCAAGCGCAGCAAGAGTTGCAGCGATCGCAATCCCTTGTGGGCGAGCTGGTATCGAAGCTGGCGGAGGAAAAGCTTAAGACCGCGGCGCGCGATGCGCAAAAATCCGTAGATGTTTACGATGCGGAAACACGTCGCATAACTGCTATTTCTAATGCACAGCCGGAGTTGGGGCTAGGCGCTATCAAACCTGTTGTGCAGCAAACGCTCGCCGAAATGCTCGGCTTCAATCTGGAAGCGGTGCAAGGGGCGATGACGAACGGAATGCAGACGGCCGCAGGCAGCGGCCAGCTGGGGGCGCAAGTTGGCTAAGGACATGACGCGCGACGAAGTCCGCAAGCGCATTGTTACCGAGGAAGCGCCGAAGCGCGGCCCGGTCGCGGCGGCTGTTGCGGAGCGCACGGCTAAGAGTGCAAAGACGCGGAAGGGCAAGCACAAATATGAGGTCTAAGCTCGTCCGCAAACTGGCTTATGAGCTGGCAGGCGCTTTCTTCGATAACGCCGATGTGCTGGCGCAAGACGCGCGCGAGCGCTCCGCGCGCTTCCGGATTGCGTGCAAGGATCAAGTCGAGTTCGTTAAGCGGCACTGGACAAACTTCGTGCCGGTCGCGCGCAAGATCCTGGCCTTCCAGCTCACCGAGCCTGGCCGGCCGCAGAGAGAGAAAGACCTGATTTTTGACGCGCTGCTCGAAGACCGGGGCTTCGCGACTGAAACCCTAGCGGCAGCGCCGCACATTATCCAGCTACACTAGGAGCCGTCATGGCTAAGAAGAAAACAGCGCCCGCAGCCCCCGGCCCTACCGTCTACGACGTGAATAACGACGAGACGCGGCCTTGCACTCGGGACGATATTAGCCGCTTTAACACGGCGCTGTTCGAGCTGGCGGAGCAGCGAAAGATAGCGGAGCGCGAAGAACGCGCCTTGCACGACGCTATCGTCACTCTCAAGATCGAAAACCGCAAGCTTGCTATCCGGCTGCAGCACACTGAATCCAGTCTCAAAGAGTTGAGGGCTAAGCATGCGTAAGGGCAAAATTCTCAAAGACCCCAAGGGCGAGGGCAAAGACTGGGCTAAGGACGACGCTAAAAAAGCAGGTATGCCAAAGCCCAAGAAAGGCCCGAAGGTCGAAGCGCTGAATACGAAGGGCGTCCCTGTCGAAATCAAGGACTCGGACAGGCGCTGGAAGGCCGAGGACGCGCATCGAGACTTTGAGCGCGTGGCCGAGCACAAGCAAAATCCGCAGCTTATGAAGGACGTGGAAACGGTACACGCTAAGAAAGCTAAGGCGTTCGCGGACGTAAAGGTCGAAGTCTCGAAGTGCAAGTAAACAGGCGGAAAATTCTCGTTATGGGCCTGCCGGGCGCGGGCAAAACCGCGCTCGCGTCGGCTCTTTGCGACTTGCTTTCCGCCGTCCATTTGAACGCGGACGAAATCCGCGCGAATGTCAACAAAGACCTTGGGTTTTCACGGGATGACCGGATTGAGCATGCACGACGCATGGGTTTCCTGGCGGATACGATCTGCAAGCGCGGTAGCGTGGCCGTCGCGGACTTTGTATGCCCCACGGAAGCCACGCGGGAGGCATTTGGCCGCGACGCTTTTGTTGTCTTCGTGGATCGTATCCAAGTCGGCCGCTTCGAAGACACAAACGCGCTTTTCGAGCCACCTACCCGCTACGCCGTCCGCGTTTTATGCACGGGAACGCCCGGAATGTGGGCGCGTGGCATAGCAAGGGAACTTGAGGGCGCAGCCGGGGAAGCCCTGCAGCGCCGATTAGCTTAGTATCCGCACGGGGCGGTTTCCCCGGTACTGGACCCAAGGAAGGGAAGCTATGACTGGTAATGCGTTGACGGGCGAGCAGACACCGACGCGGCCTGCGGACACGATTCCCGTAGAGGCCAAAGAGTCCGCGCCAATCACGACAGCGGCCTCCACAAACGCGGCTGCGGAACAAGCTGCCGCGGCTACAGAGACACCTGCGGCGGTTACGCCTGCGGCCGAAACTACTCCGGAGCTCGTAGAGCCCAAAGTCAAGAAGATTGACGCGTTTGCTGAGCGCAAGATCGCTGATGAGGCTTTCCAGCGGCGCGAAGCCGAGCGGCACCGGAAGGCGGCCGAAGCCGAGGCGGCCCAACTGCGCGCGGAGCTCGAAGCGCTGAAGCGCGGCGCAGGCGGCCAAGACCCCGTTACGCCTCCGGCTGGCCAGCCTACACTTGTCAACCCCGCGGACTTTGAATCCGCTGTTTCGCGAGAGGCAGAGCGCCGTGCGGCTGCAGCTCAATTCAACGCTGGCTGCAACAAGGCGCACGAGGACGGCAAGAAAGCCTATCCGGACTTCGAAGACGCTTTGAAGAATCTAGCGATTTTAGGGGCGCTGTCGGAACAGAACCTGCAATTAGTGCTTGAAACCGACGACGCGCCCCGCCTTCTCTATGAATTGGGTTCGGACCCCGACGAAGCGGCCAAGGTCTTTTCGCTGTCCCCCGCCAAGCTTGCAATTGAGCTGGGCAAGCGCGCGGCAGCGGTAAAACCCCAGGCCAAGGCCGCGGCGGTATCCAAAGCCCCGGCGCCGATTAAGCCGCTGGAGGGAAGCGCTAAAGTCAGCTCTGAGCCCCGCGACGAGGACGACGACGCAACGTACTTCGCGAAGCGCAACGAGCAGATCCGCGCGCGCCGCAGAGCCTAGAATTCTACCGGGCGCAACGCCCGCGATTGAGCCCGTTTAAATTGAGCGGCCCACGGGCGCCGCTCCCGCCGGCGGAAGCCGAGATTGGCCCGTTCAAGACGGTTACGGGCGCCGAAGAACCAGCGCGACAGCGCTAGCAACGGCAACAATCGAGGCGCCCTCCAATGGCAAACGCTCTACTCACTACCAGCAAAATCACGCGCGAGAGCGTGATGCTGTTCCTCAACTCCAATATGTTCATTCAGTCCGTCGACCGCCAATTTGACAGCGAATTTGGCAAGAAGGGCGAGAAGATCGGCTCGCAGCTCCGTATCCGGCTGCCGAACGACTACGTTGTGACTAAAGGCCCTGCGATGTCCGCGCAGGACACGGCCGAAGTCCAGACCGTTCTCACCATCGCTACGCAGGCCCACGTCGACATTTCGTTCACGACTGCGGACCTCTA